GATGTCTTGCATTCAGACATCAAGTCTAAGGATCTAGAAGTTTTTGCTCGGTTGAGCGAGTTGGAGCGTAGTGTCGCAAGATTGGAAGGGCATTCTGATCGGCACTAGACTGTAGGTAATTGCATCTGGCCTAATGCTGCTACTGATCAAGCCAATTTTGTTTAGGTTCCTTCAGTCTGAAGGCGTCAAGAAGATGCTGATTGAGATGCTGGAGGCATATGCCAAGACGACTGACAACACGATTGATGATCGTGTCGTGGATTATGTGAGGCAGAATCTGTTCCCAACCACCAAAGCAGAAAAGTGAAACCGCTCTGGGGATTAGCACTAGGCTGGTTTTTTCTTGGTGGAGCGGCAGCCGGAATGGTAGGACTTTCCGGTTTGTTGTTTGCGGCTGCATATACTGCTGGGCAAAGTTCTGGTTGCCAATCCTCGTTAGAATGAAGCAACGCATTTGGTTTTCTGTGGGTTTGCTGTCATTGCTACCGTTCTTCCAACATTTTAGAGATGACTCCCCTCACCAACTTGCCGCTATTAAGGAGCTTGAGGAATCCATTGACCCGGAACTACTTAAAACGGATGCCGATTGGTTTGAATCATGGAAGGCATCTGGATACGATCAAGAGATCTTCATGCCATACTTCACCCAGCATGACAACATCACGGGAACTGGCTATCGAGAGTGTTTCTCGTCGGCCGCAGCTATGGTGGCAGCTTTTTACAATAAAGTTAAAACAGACGATGAGTATAATCAAATTCGCGCCAAATTTGGTGACACGACGTCTGTTCAAGCGCAGATTGAAGCGTTAGAAAGTCTAGGCTTAAATGTGCAATTTCGAGATGATGGCGATGCGGATTTAATAGAACTAGAAGTAGAAAACGGCAGGCCAGTTATGGTGGGTTGGTATCATCATGGCGACCTGTCTTTAGGTCACTTAATATCATGTGGAGGCATGGCTTGCGGTCATTGGAGCGTAATCAGTGGTTATTACGGCAAGAATAGTGCTGACCCTGGCTGGATTATGCAAGACCCTAGAGGCGAACCAGACTTAATCAAAGGCGGCCATAAGAACCCGCATAGAGGCCGTGACGTCAAAGTTCTGCAGCGTGAGTTCAAGCCACGCTGGGAAGTAGAAGGCCCAAGAACTGGCTGGGTAATTTTGGTAGACAATGAGTGATCTCTATTGGGCATGGGCATTTATACACAGCTTCTTTACGACAGTTGTGATCACTTGCGCTCACCCGACAAATTGGGATAATTGTTTTCCTGTGCATGAATGGATGGTGCCTTGGATTCACGACGTGGTTCACATGCACGAAAATGGCGCTTATCATGCGGAGAAGTGTACTTTGCAGGAATCCAATGGGCTGGGCCGACTGGATGATCGTGGAGCAAACCCTTGAGGAAGAATTAGGTTTGGAGCGATCAGTACGTGAGATTGAAAGTTGCAGTGATGTAGAAGTGTTATCTCAACTATGTGTAGCGTTAGCGAGGCAAAGTTGGCATCAATCTAAGCTGTTAAAACAAGCAGTTGTTCATATTGCTTCATTTGACGATTCGATGACTGCTGCACGGGACTGAGCACGTCCCAAAAGCCTTGCATCTACAGCTTCTTGCCATTTTTGTTTGTCTTTGACGATAGCATCACAGTAAGCTTCTTCATCAACGTTTTCTGCGACATATTCGTACGCTAGTTGCCTTAAGAGTGCGGAGGGTTTGAGGTTTTGTTTTTCGGCTTCTAGCAGGAACAGCTCGCCCCGATAGGGCTCTAGCAAGACTTGGATATAGACGCGGTTACCATGTTTGGTCGCCATTGCTGAATAGTGTGCTAGGCAAACGTTACCATGTAACCGAATCGTCGACACGCTTTTTCCAGGCTGTGCGTTGATTGGAGCGGGAAGTGTTGCGTTGGTTGCGACAACCATTGCGGATCTCTCGTGCCCGTTCCAAAAACATTGCAGCTCTTTGGAGGTCAGCAGTAGTCGAGAGATTCATGGCCTTGTGAAGGCGTTCCAGAATGAGCTGGCGTCCTGATTTGGGCGGAGGCATGGTCCATCGCTCCAGCAAGGGTTTGATGGAACGTTACTGTATGATCATCGGTTAAAACAATCCAATCTTTATTGCGTCGAAAGACCTGAACATATTTCATATGCCAACAAGTTGTTCAAGCTCTTGAAAATCTGACAGCGGAGCTGGCGCTAGGATGCTTACATCAACTCCACACTCAAGGGCTGAAGAAATTTCAGACTGAAAATAGTCTGAATTATTTTCATAAGTAACTTGCGAGACTGCATAAATTTGGTCTTGATCATCGTAGGCCGTAAACCTTGCAATAGCTAACGGCATGCTTGGATCGTTGACAATCTGGCAATAGTGAAAATTAATTTTTCTGGTCATTTTGGGTGTTGTTAAAGAGTTCAGAGATGACTGCGGCAACAACGCTTTCGGCTTGCTGCCTGTCCAGACCATAGCTATAGCGGCGACGAATTTTGATAACAGTTTTTTGAAAATCATTGGGAGAAAGTTTGAAGTCTGATTGGGCAGCCATGAGTTGATTGCGAATCAACTCTGAACGATTGATACCTTGCTCTTTAGCCTGGCTGGAGAGTTGTTCTACAAGCTCAGGCGGCAGGTAAGCTTTGATCTCTTTCATGCGAAGAATTTACTTCTTTTTGCGTTTTGACTTTTGTTTTTGAGACGATTTGATATATGTCCTAGCCATCACTAATTTTACAGTTTCATGGTAGCCAGGCGGCTCTGGCACGCCACCACGTTCCAAAATCTCAGTCCAGTTCATCCTCGCGCGCGTATAGATGTGAAATACGTCCCCAACGCCCCAAATGCCAGTGATGCCAAGGGATTTAGTTGGGGACAGCCTATAGGGACAGTCAGACTTGTCCCTGTTGTTCTTCGGTCAGCTGAATCTCAACCGCTCCATCAGCAAGCTCGGGGACAAGGTCAATGTCCCCTAAGCTTTGTCCCGCATCAGATCCCGCTCCATCACTGGCATCCGTACCATAAGGGGACAGCCTCTGACCCTCTCCACGCGCGAGATTAGCTGTGTATTGTTTGGAACGAGAATTTTTTGGGACGCAAGAGACTATGAGTTGTTGAGCTTCGAGTCTTTGGAGCGTTTTCTTGATTGCAGCAGCAGAGCCAGACACCAGCGGATCAGCGAGGAGATCGGTTTTGGTGCGTGACTCGGGGTAAGCGGTTCTCAAGCGACTCAGCACGCGACCCTGAACAGAGGAGGGTGTGGTGTCGTCTGGATCCATCTCAGGCGTGAAGTCAGCAATGTAGAAGTTGAGGTCATCGTCCTGTCCAAGGATGAGATGCGTCCCTGAGCGCCCTGAGCGGCTCTTCTCCACTTCAATGAGCCGTTCATGCGGCTGCAGCTGCTGTTGTTGTTTGGAGCGCTTCTGGGGGTCTGGCTCACTCCGCTTGAGAGACCATGTCTCGTCTACGGCGTCACGGATGGCTGAGGTGCCTCGGAATCCACCATTTTTGTTGGCATGGTGAATAATCAGGATGGTGGCAGCAGGGAAGAGGTCGCCATTGTTTTTGGTCAACCAGTACAGCGGAGTAGCAAAGTCAGATTTATTTTCATCAAATGCTCGACCACCGGAACATCCAATCAAGGAATCAATAACAACAAGTTTAGGCTTATAAGTCTCCATCAACTTAATAAACTGAGCATACCTTTGAAGTTGCCAATCAGTTTGAATAAAGGTTTGATCAGTGATCGGGAAATCAGCTTCAATCAACTGTTCCTTCAACTGGATCAGAGGCTGGTCACCGTTGAGAAGCAAGACAGGGCCTTGTGTTGTTGGGACGTCAGCACCACGAACCTTGAAAGGTTTGCCAGTTGCGATGTGCTTAGCAAGCGCCCAGGCCGCAGTGGATTTACCATCACCACCAGCGCCATAGATCAGGATGACAGAAGGATGGGGAAGAACATCAGGGATAAGGTAGCCACGCTTTTCATCAAGCTCCATCAGTTTTTCAACAGTCATAAGTGATTGAGCTTTTTCATAAGCGATCTGATCAACGATCAGTTTTTCTAAGGCAGTCTGATCACGATAACCAGCCTGCAGAGCCAAGGAATTAAGTTTGTAATTTACCTCAGCCGGATTATCAAGATCAAGGATTTGTTTGGCACGACGCATGACTTCAGCGAAGTCAAGAGTGGCCTGACGGATTTCGGTTACAACTTTGGCTTCTGCGGATTGAACGATTTTTGCAATGTCTTCTGAAAATCGTTTACGTTGTGGATCCTCCCGGTCTGCAAGCCAAATCAGAGTGCCAAGGCCAACACCATTGCCGCTGAAGGAATACCAGACTTCTTCGCAGGGATTGTAGTCTTCCCATTCATTAGCGTAATCAGGGTCTTCAGCGGACCAAGCTGACCACAGCATGAGGCCAAGCTCGTTTGGCAGTGTGGAGTTGATCGCCATACCAATCTTGATCCAGTGATCACGGGTACCTTTCCCTTGGGGCGTAATGACGGAAAGGCATTCATGAACGATCTGGGCAATCTCGTCTTGAGTGCGATCAGAGAAATCCAGATCTTTTTTTGTGATGGTACGGGGCGGCTGCTTCATTTCAGCTAGCAGCCAGTCAGGAGCTGTGGGTATTTTATCTAAGTTGCCTTCAAAGTGATATTCGCCAGGAGTAGAGACTTTGCCACCTGGATAAGCACCAAAGACTACACCTTGACGACCCCAAAGAATTTCGTAGTCTCCACCATCTTCCTTACGAAGACCGTGACCTTTTACTTCAGCCCATAATTCTTCAGGAACACGGAAAAGATATTTAGCGGCGTTAGTCTTGGTTGATGTGATTATTGGGGCGCCATTGAGGGAGGTGCCCCAAGCGCGAAGATGTTTCTTCAGACCACGATCAACATCAAGGATGACAATGCCGTTACCACGAATGCCAGTGAAGACGCCAACAGCTTGAAGGTCATGGTTGCGCTTGACGGCGAGAGCGACATCAGCTGGGCCAAACTTCTGTTCGTAGCTGGCCTCTAGAGGATTTTTACCAGTGGCTAGCTTGCCAGATAACATTTTGGCACCCTTTCTATATATTGGTGCGTAGACAAGTCCCTCAGGGAGAGCGTTGACGAAGTCCTGAAAAGCCATGTAAGATTGGAGCGGAAGTGGACATGACCCGGTTAAGCCCTTTTGCTGCGGGGCTTGGTCGGGTCTTTTTTTAGTTTAGCCCAGCTTGACAGCCAGGCAATCCCCTCTTACAGTATCAAGGCGTCTTACTAAGACGCGGCAACCTACGCGACAATTTATCGTGAAATTTTCAGACAGTTTCTTAGCTTCAATCGAAAAAGAGAACGAAGGTTCTTCATCCGCAGACAATTATTTGCGGTATACGAAGCTTGATCAAGGCAAGCCTGCCAATTTCGCCCTGCTAGAGCAAGACCCGCTTGAATACTGGCTTGTCTGGGGCGTAGCTAAAGAAAACGATTCAATGAAACCGTTTCGTTTTGTTCAACAGCCTAGCCAAGAAGACATCGAGCTAGAGCTTGGCAAGGATTACGTGCAGTCTATGAATTATGACAAGACTGCAGTGCGTAAGCCTTCACAATGTCTGACCTGGCCTGTTTACAACTGGGACACAAATCGTGTTCAAGTGCTCGAAGTGTCGCACATTTCATTGGCACGTCAGTTTGCAAAGTATGGCCTGAACAAGAAGTACAGCCGTAATCTGCTGGACTGGGATTTCGAGCTGTCAAAGATCAAGGCAGACATGGTGAAGTATGAGCTTCTGATCGTTCCTCGTGATGAGGACGAGCATGATGAGGCTGAGATGGAGAAGGCTTGGAAAGCCGTAAACAAGGCAGGATTCGATTTAAGCCGACTTGTCGGCGGCGGTGATCCGTTTAGTGAGGCTTGATTTTGGAGCAGGGGCCGAAAGGCCCCTTTTTTGTGCTATAAGAAAGATGCACAGCGCATCACTTCTCAATGTCATCGCTGCCCAAGCCAATCTCTTTCGGCTACATCGCCAAAGTTGTCCGGTATCCAGGAAAAGGTAAGCGTCACTTTTTCATCATTGAATTTCTCGATGGAGAACATGAAGGAGAAGAGTCAATCTGCAATTTGAACTGTGATTGGATCTTCGATCTTCCGTTGGATTCTTATATATATGTCAAACGCAATGTAAGAATTGAACCTGGCCAGATGTTTGTCGATATGATTTCACTGGCGGCTCAAACCCCAGACGTTAAGCAAATGGCTTTTGAGCTTGGGATAGAAATTCCCAGCCTGAATACCAGTGTTGAGCCTGCTTTTGGAGCGGAATCTTTTGTGGTTTCCGGCCATTCAAGTGTTGAAGTGCAGCAAGCATCTTCAATTCCGGGTCCGACTGGTGGCAGTCATACATTTAATCCGTATCAGCGTGATCAAATCCAGCATCGAATTCAGTCTCTGGGGATTTGCGCTCCTGAGGACGCAAGGCGTGGTGGCAAATACCTGAAGTATTTAGTGGAGAAGGATTTGGCCAGTCAGATGTGATTTTGGAACGGGGGCCTTGCGCCCCTTTTTTTTTGGTGTAGATTAGTCTTGGGAAAAAGCGTCTAATGCCAGAACCACCAGAAGCCGTAACGACATTCATGGAAGACGGCTGCGTGGCTGTCACGGTCGGTAATCTGACTGGGGTTGTTTCCAGTGCTCACCTAGTGGAGCCAAAGGCTGAGCAGCTTCGCAAACGATGGTTAGAGGACCATGCCAGCTACGACGATTGAAGCTGATCCGCAGAACATTCTGGCTTCGTTACGGCGTTGGCAGTTAGAGCAGGACAACTCAGGCCCATTCAGGGTTTATCGGGATCAAGACGGACAGATCTATCATTCTGTCACTCATATCCTGAAGCACACCGCACCTCAAGCACAGAAGGATGCACTGGAACGTTGGTCAAAGCGAGCCAGCAGTGGTTTGGAGCGTGAGCTTGCTTGCGATCGGGGGACTATCGCTCATGAGCATTGCGAGTATGTACTCAAGACCGCAGCGAAGCTGGCCCGTCAGAGTGCCAACAAGAAGGGATCGTGGTCTATTTGGGATGATGGTTTGGCACGTCCTCCAAAAGCCATCACCGCCTGGGCACTTAAGAAGTCGATGGAAGGATCGCCGAAAGTTGCATGGCCAGCCCGTGAGTACGCCAGAGGTTTATCAGATTGGTTGGTTAGTGGAACGGTAACGGCCATTCATGCGTCGGAGTTTAGTGTGAGTCATTCAGGCGGGTTTGCCGGGACAGCGGACGCTCTGATCGACACACCACTGGGCCTGACAATTTGTGATTTTAAGACGACCAGCCGTGAGGCTGACAAGCCTGAGGCATGGCTGAAAGATCACCAAGACCAGCTTGGCGCTTATAGCTTGGCGTTACATGAGAGAGCTGGGATCCGTGTTGATGCTGGAGCGGTAGTAATTGCGAAATCAAATGGTAATGTCCAACTTAGGATGTTGAGTGAACTTGAGATGAGAGGATGTGAGTGTCGATGGCAAGAACGGCTTGGTAACTACATGGCAATGCTTGATCTTGGAGCGTTAGATTGATCAACGAAATCTTAGATGATTTATACCACCTACGTTATAACGTAGCGATAGGTGCAAAAAAAGCAGACGTCAATCTCGAAGAGATGAAACGCCTGCTCAGATTGTATGTATTGGAGCGTCCTATGGGAGAGGACGAATGGTCGAAGGATGTGGAGTTAGGTTGGCCCTGGATCTGAGCACTCCTCCATAGCTCTGCGTTGATAGAAGCGTTTCAGTTTTAGGCATTCACTGGCGTGATCAGGTTTGCCTTGTCGTTCAAATACAGTTGCCCTAGCTGCTTCATAGCGAATTGCTTTCGGCAGGAGGTCTGTTGGAACGCGGGAACCTTCGGGGGATTGAGGTTTGCCTTTGAGTTTTATGCTCATGAGTTGTACTTGCGATTGTAGGCAGCAGTGTGCATTTCATTAAGGGTTACGGGAGGTTCACCACCAGTCAGATCCCAAAGATGTTCAGGTGTTGGATCGTAATCAAGCTCATTTTCAAGTTGAGGAATAATTTCCTCAAGAAGGTTTTGCATTGAAACAGTAAGCTGTTCATCCATCATGTGGCGTTTATCCTCACGAGCGATAACGCCTTTAAGGATATTGAGAGCACGTTGAATCTTTTTAGATTCATATTCTTGAACAGGGTGATAGTGATACATGGTTTGAAAGTTAGAAAGGTTTTCAGGCATCCCATTCACACTCTTCAATCAATTTATTGAGAGTGCTAAGGGATTGAAGGCTAGTTAGTTTGCGCTGCCCGGCTGTCATGGCTGAACCAAGGGTTTCTGGATCGCCAACAGCAATGGCTTGCTGCATCTCACCCTGAACCAACTTGAAGCACAGCTCTAGACGCTCTGGGAGGCTTTGAGAGAGGTGAGAGGAGGCATTAGCATGTCTCCCCCCTAAGATCAGACACAACAGCTGTGTGATGGAACGTTCAGCTTCTGTTCGTGTAGTCAATGCCATCAATTAAATCCGGTAGGTTGCCAGTCGAGATCAAGACCATCCAAAAACTGGATGACCTCTATCATTGGAGCGTTAACAGGAGGCCGAAGCTCTCCTGGTTCTAGTGTGAATTCAGCCCTGCATTCTGCAGGACCAAATTGTGCAGGTTCAGCAATGTCTGGCGGATTAAGTATCGCCGGAGAAGTCTGAACCATGTCGTCAATCCACGCAATCACTTCATAGGTGATTGGATGTTGTTGGAGCGGAAGAACCCCTGGATTTTCGTCCAGGAATTCAATGGTGTCGATTCTGATGATGTTAGTCATCGTTTAACAGCTTTGAGGATGATGGATGAGATCTCTTTGATCTCTGTTTTGTCGTCGCGGTTTTCTGCGTCTTCTAGGAGTCGCTCCAGAGCCTGTATCGCCTTACTTCGTGTGGAGTTAAGTTGCGGATTGTCCCACGGTTCTTCCTGCTGCGAGATAAAAGCAGAGTAGAAACGATAAGCAGAGGACTGGGGAACACCGTGGTCAGCCACCAGGATGTCAGTGATCTCCTTACGGCTGAGACCTTCCGCGTGCAATGAAGCAATGATGCTTGTGGACTCTTCACGAATAAGTCGCGCCTTTTCATGGTAATCAGTTTGCATCGGTTTGGTTTGGTCTGATTTGGTCGGTGAGAACTTGAATTAGTTGTTCTTGGAACGGACGACCGCAAGTTTTTACATAGTCTAAAACTGCGGCATTCAAGCAAGTTAAGCCGGTGTGAATGATGATCGATTCACCAGAATCATCGGCTGCAGTGATGCAGCCCAGTTCAATGGTGACCACGGGGTCATTTTCAAGTGAAAAGCTAAGCAAGGTTCGATGTTTCATGGTGTTAGGTTTGTTGGAGCGGAAACGGTTCCCAGTGAGAATTCTCATTGGTCCCCGTCTCTTGTAGTACAATACAGAGGAAATGGAAAAACCGCAAGTGCAGTCCAACACCGAATGGCTCTGCCCCGATGAAATGGAACTGCTCCTTGAAGCCATTCACGCATTCAAAGCCACTAACGACGGCAAACGCCACTCAGGTCGCTTAGCCTGGATTCGATCCAAACTGGTCAGAGCTAAACTGGAGGGTGTTAACCTCCGTTGTTACAACTCCTGATCATTGGAACGTAAACATAAAAAAACCCGGACTTGCCGGGTTAATTGCTTAATTAGAAAGCACAAAGGTTTCCACAATGTCCCGCTTGTAAACTGCAACGTTTAGAGCGTTTGGATGATGAAACTGCTTGTAAGCATGACATTGATCGATGTCATCGCTATGAAAACAGATAAACGTCGTTCCGTCATCGTTCATCCGGCAAACTGAAAACCTTCGGTGCTTGTAGTCACCGCGGCCATTTAAGCTTGAAGCGTCAGAAGTTGGATAAGTCATAATAGAAAAAACCCGCCATTAGGCGGGTGATAGAAACAAATTTGCAGTTTTTTTTCTAATACCATGCGCGAGAAAAGCGATGATCACTTTTGAGCCTCGCTTATGGCACAGCATGCACCGACTACAATCAGTGTCCCGAATCTGAGCAGGGCAAACCTTAACTAGATTTCGGTCTGCTGTTCGCCAAACCGTTCGGCTTTCATGGCTTGAAACAGCCAATACAGCCGGAAGACCTGCAGCTATTGCACGGTCTGCGGATTCTTCCGTTTCCGTTGAAACGTTGATCCGCAATCCCTCGCGATTGGCACGCCTCAACAGTTTGGCATTCTCGCCGATCATGTGATCATGGTGCGTATACGACCAAGCCTGCAACCTACGAGCTTTCACAACAGCCACAAGACCACTGAGAAAAGTTCGAGACAATCGACCGGACATCCCCGCCACTAAATCACCAGCCTGGTTCAACCGTAACGCTGAACCAACTGGCAACGTCGACAAATCATCCAAATGATCCCGCCAACCCTTGGAACGTTGACCGCTTGAAACGGCATTCCAGTGGAGATTACGCGGACCCGATGCCGCATAGCAAACCTCACGCATTCCGCAGTTTTTCGGACAACTGTTTTTTGATGTCGTCGTGACTGCAATCGGTCCCGTCTTTTTGTTAGACGAAACCCGCGAAAGATGAAACAATGATTCAAAAAGTGACATAAGAAAAAACCCGACCAATTGGCCGGGCGTTAATTACTCCTCGTCGTAACCGTCAAACCACTCACCGGGTTTCCTAGTTTTAGGATCCCGGCAATGAGTCTGAGCAGCCTCAAGCGTTAAGCCACGTTTTACAACACGGCTACGCTTCTCAAGGTGTGGAGCGTACATTCGGACGATGCAATAAGTAGTCATTGAATCGCCCTCGATGATTTAATGCGATCAATCTCTATGCTTCTGTGAATCACAGAAATAGGAAAAAACCACATGAACGAATCGGGGAGAATGTTAACCATTCTCGCTAAAATTTCTGTTCTCATCGTACAACTCTCACGTAAGGTTGCGTGCCGCTGTGATGATGGAACGAATCCGGTCCTGTTGCCGCAGTTAATGCGACAGCAGCACCGAACGACCCGGCAGCCACAACGGCCGCCAATAGCTCACAAAATGATCTCATGATGGAGTTGGTAGGGTTGATTCGTCGTCCCTTGCTGATAGTGCCGCTGTGAGGCGGTGAATCAGTCTCCGACGGTGCGAACGCTGGCGAGAATAACTCGCACTGGTCGCATCAAAGGCTGATTAGCTATCAGCTCAGGCTCATGAAGCGGATTTACCGCGTTGTCGAGGTTCGAAATGTAAGAGCGGGGGCCGTTCGCCCCTTCCCTCTCTTGTCTTACATCCTAGCAAATTTTCTCCGATATTACAAGAAGAAAAACAAAAGAAGGGAAGCCTGAAAAGTGGCTAGAAAGTTGGAGCCGTTGGGTTGATTGATCCCCGGCTTTTTTCTTAGAGGGGGGTACAGTTGCAAAAATGTTACCTAGTTTCTCAGGGCGGGGAACCTAAACATATATCTGTTCAACAGCACTCGTGTAATAAAAAAGCCCCCTATGAGCGGGGGCAGGGTTTGGGTTCATTGGAGCGTGTAGGCTAGTCGCCTTTATTTTCGATAGAGATTTTTAGGTCAGGGGCTTGAATATTGACGGTTTCAACGGATTCACCGATGACACGTCCGATGGAGTCAAGGACTTGGCTAGCGGTTTGGAGCTGGCCTTTCTTGAGGGCCTGATGGAAGAGTTTAGTACGCATGTGC